TATTCGGTAAGCCAGCTTCGACGTAGCTTCCCACCTCGCTAAGCGTTGTGGTTCCTTCGATAAAGCGGTGATGCAGATTCGGCAAATTAAAATGTGCTTCGTCAGCTGAGCCGAACTTAGTCCCGATCAGGGCGAACAGCTTGTCGTACTGCGATCTGAGCACAGAAGCTCCGTTCGCTAAAAGCCAACCGTAAGGAACGTCTCCTCCAAGATACGGAATAATCGAACCCACAGGACACGCTCCCCCTTTCTGAATGAAAACTTGTAGAGCGCGTAAAAACTGACTTACAAGCGTTGTTTCGTCGGTAGGATTTACATCTTCATTAAGCTGATTTTTGATAAATTCGCCGACTGCGTGAGCGATGTTTGCGCCGCCTACGACAGCTGTATTAACGTGAGAAGAACGTGCGATACCTGAAACAAAACCGCTTGATCGTGCTGGCGTCGTTTGCCAAGCAGTAGGAGTTAATACATTAGGATTGGCGCCGGCGCAAAAACTGAGAATGTTATTAGTAGCCATTTGATTTGTCCAAAAAGAAAACCCCGCAAAATTGCGAGGCTTGTTTGAGAGAAATTTGATATTTAAAAATTAAAAAGCTTCTTGCTTCCAAGTTTTTTCGATTAGCTCAGATACTTTCTCTTCTAAGCTACTCAATCGGACTAAAAACGGATCGTTGTTCGCTTCATCCGAGACCTGCAAGGTCAAAGGCTTGACTTCCTCTTGTACCCAGCAGATTCTAATTAAACGAGCGACTTTCCCTTCTAGTGTCATCAATCGCTCGATCGCTTCAGTCGAGACGACATCGTCCTTTCTGGCGAACTTCTGCTCGTTATCAATATCCTGAGCGATTTGATCGAGAGCGACTTGTCTTGCAAGATCTTCGATTCGTTTCTGCAAGGTCGCCATAGTGCACCTCGCTCTTATTCACCGTCTCGGGCAGCGGTGTATACAGCTACGAAGTCCGTGTCGGTGGCACCGATGGCAGCCTCCAATGCGTCCACTTCTGTCTGAGCTTGGATTGCAGCCGATTGAGCTGCAGTTGCGGTTGTTTGGGCGGAAGCGGCATCAGATACGCCCTTGTCTGCCTGCGTTTTCACTTCATTAATTGCACCGACAAGGTTCGTCTTTTCAGTTGTGGCTAAACTCGTCAGCGTACCAATGGCGGACTTATTCGTATTGACCTGCCCTTTTGTAGTCTGATAATCCGCATCGTCAGCCGCGCCGATATTGCTACGGGCTTGTGTCTTTTGTGTGGGAGAAAGTTCCTGAGCAGCGTCATAACGAACATGAGCGCCTGCGAGCTCTTGCAGACTGTCAATTAGTTCTTTGTTGTCTGTGATTAAATCAGCGAGCTCTTTGAGCGTGTCGTAAGCGTCACCTGCTCCACCGAGCAATGCGGTTTTCACCTCGTTACACTTCGTCGTGATTTCACTCAGGATCTTATTGCTTGACCACGTCGTATCGGCGGCTGTTTGTCCATCCTCGATAACTTTAGACGGGTCTATTTGCGAAATTGCGGAATTAAGCTCATTGATCGCAAGAACGAGACTGGCTTTCTGGCTAGTTGTTAACGTAGAAAGATCGCCCTGTTTAGCAATTAGCGTCTTTACGTCGGAGCCGACTTGTGTTGCGAGCGCTTGGATTTGTTGATTAAGAGTAGTAGCAGGCATTTTTAGAAATTTCCTCTAGCAGTTAGATAAGTTTGTAATGGATCAATGTCGAGTGGCTGATTTTCTCCGGCTGGTCCTCTGTCTCCCTTTGGGCCTTGTATGCCAGGGACAAGAACTTTTACGACTGGAAGGCAAACCTCTTTCTTTGCCTCGACAATGATTTCTTTTGGCGGTTCAACAACAACCGTCACATTGCATTTGCAGTCAGACACGAGTCACCTCCGCACTCACAATGATTTTTCCTTGAATGATTCGCGTCCTTTCGTTTTCTGCGGACGTGATTTCAATGTCGTAAACCAATGCTTGTGCGGGGTACGTTTCTGTTATGCTGTGCGGAAACTTTGCTGTGATTCGGCCTTCGTTATCATCTATGACCAATCGTCGATTCTCCGAAGTAAGCGTATCAATAGCATCTTTAGAAAACACTCTGCTGCGAATCTGCATCGCGGCCGTGTATCCGGCTAGGTTTATCGCCTCCCCCGTTTCGTCAAGCAAAAGAAAAGGGACGGTCAAATCCGCCCCTTGGTTTATTCTAAAATCGTATTCAGCCATTTGATTTGTCCAAAAAGAAAACCCCGCAAAATTGCGAGGCTTGTTTGAGATAAATGAATGTTTAGTTTTCAAACGGGAAGAAGTGACCGGAATCAAACCCCTGGATCGAGGCCGTTTCATAGTCAAAACCGAAGTAAGGCACGTTGTCGACAATCTGCATGCCGACGCCTGCCGCCACGATGTCGATTAAGCGACGGCTTATGAGCTCCCAAGCGATGGGCGGCGTCTCCGCTTTCGTGAGATTGATCACCACGTGCATATTCTGCTGATCCTGGAAATCAAACAACTTTGCCGGGACACCGAAATATCCGAGAGCGATATTTAAAAACTCGGGGACCGATTCGTTTTTGCCGTCGAATTTATTTGCGAGGATTTTCGTTTTAATCACTGCGCGATAAGTTTCGTCGTCAAGCGTCACCATGCCGTCGGACGGGTCAAACTGGCCCTTCCAGACGCCTTTGTCGAAGCCGACGCCGTCAACGTCGTCTAGGGCAAAATAGACACCGACCAACTTCATGGGCAAGCGCCTGGAGATTCCGACACGCACGCCGACCGCGTCCAGTTGGACGCCTACAGCAGTGTCAACGTCAAAGTGCTTATAAAAAACCGACAAACGTTTTCTTGCTTCGTTCAGCGGCTCGGTCAGCTCATAAATAAATTGCTGGTATCGCGGCTTGTCAAAATGCGCTCCGGCGATTAACTCGGTATAACGATTTGCATCGCTCATGTCTGCACCTCCACCGTCACATTTTCCGGAGCACAAGAAACTGCCTCATTCCACGCAATTGCGAGACTGGCAGCGGCCTGCGCTGTAGCCGAGCGGCCGAGTGTGATGGCCTCAACGCTAAAGCGCTCGTCCACTACCCCGGCATCTGTTTTTACAGTGCTGGCAAGTACCCGGGCAATGTTTACCGATTCCCCGATGTCCAAAGAGTTGATGTAAGAAACGACCCGAGCCTTGATCTCGTCCTCGGCACTGGAGAGATAATCCGCGGCCGGCGAGATCGTGAGTTTGCAATACGCTGGCACGACTGTCGGCCGAGAGAATTTAATCGTATTGGGGAAGCCGTAAGTGTCCAAATAGTTGTACGACGTGGAGCCATAGGTTCCGACGCCTTCACCCTTCTTTAGAAAAATCGTTTTCGCAATATCAGCCACTTCCCCGCCGTCGACGATCATCGCGATCGAATGTCCGGGGACGCCTTCCGATGTCGGAGTATCGCCATCGTTTTTAATGCCGCTCACACGGCGCACACCGACCGTGGTCAGCAGACTGCCGATAATACCCTCCCACAGAGACACACTGGGGAGCGCGGTCGATTTCGACTGCTGCAATCGAAGCTCGCTGTCTGTTTGCACCGGCGCGCCGGGCTCGGCCGCAAGAATATTTTCAACGGTTTGCCAGCCGAGCGTCGGCGTTCCGATACGGTTGACAGTCCCGACAGGTGCCCGGATGTCGCCTTCTTCTGCTGCAATTGCGGTTACCGTAATTTCTCCGGCAGGTGGCACCACGACGTCCGCGGGTAGATTCCACTTGTTCTCTGCCTCGTCCAGGGCTACGCCGTTGACGATATGCGTTCCCGCCTGGCCGACGATCCGGAGATCAACTTGAGAGTGTGAAGCGGCTTGCCGAGTGATGCCGTTGACCTTGACCGCAGAATCCAGCGCCACGCCCTTCGCCGTGGTTGGGTTGTATGCGTTATAAACCGCGATCGCCTGAGCGTTCACGTCAGAGATAGCAGCCGCCACAATGCCGACCATCTGGCCGTCCTGGGTGTCAGCGTCCAGATTGATGTCATCACCAAAAATGGCACGCATGCGGCCCTTTAGGTACTCGTAAATTTCTTCATAGGACGGAGCTGAGATACCTGTCTCGGTAACTAAAAAAACCGGATCATCAATCATGTAATTTCTCCGTTAATGCTCGCCGGACCGTAGTCCGTACTGAGCTTGACCTGTACGGTCAGGCGCCGGGTATTCGGGTCAAGCACAGCCTCAAACTCGTCAATTTGCTGAACGCCCGGGGTTTCCAAAATGCGGCTTTTGATTACGAGATCAGCCGCGCTTTGCTTGCCTAAAATCTGCTGCAGATAGGGCGTTCCCTCATCGGTGTCGATAAACCACTGCCCTTGCCAAAGCGCGAGGCGTGTCCGGACATTTTGCGCGACGGCTTCGGGCGTGTTGACTAAATAATCGTTTGCATTGTGGCCGAAGCAAATATCGCCGTCGGCCGTTGTTCGCCTTACTCTCATTTATTTAGGCCCTCCCGTGTTACTGGAGCCTGTAGAAACACCGGAATGGACGTGCGACTTGAGACTGATACCTGCGGCAGTAACGTCTGCGTCGGTTTCCACGCCGCCCGCCATCTGCGCGGCTGCTCCTGCGGCATTGGTAAGCGGACCCTCGAGTTTGATCGCCGGGGCTTTAATGCTGGCGCCGGCAGATGCTTCAACCGTAAAATTTTTACACTTCACGGAAAAGTCCCCGGGTGTCTCGCATTTCACGTTATGACTGCCGGGATTGAGCTCAATGAAGGCCGCACCGTCGTCACTACGCAACTGCACAGCACTGGTGCTCACGCCGCTGATCTTTTGAGCCTGGGACCACGGGCCGGGAATAACGAAACCGTCCGATAGATCGTGCATTCTTGCTTCCGGAGGCGGTTGAATGCCTCCTAACTGCCACCAGTAATCGATTCCACGCGATGCGAAAACAACAAGGCACTCGTCCCCGGCCTTAATCGGGAACGTGAGACTGCAGCCGCCGCCGTGCGGAAACACGACAGGGCAGTCTAAGAGAAGCGGCATATTTACAAGCTGGATAGAGCCATCCTCCTGCGTGACACGCCCTTTTATCGCCGGCTGAACTTCGCAGGTCAGTGAGCCCGCATCGAACTTCTGGATGATCCCCGGGAGTGCGGTCCATACTTGGGTCAAGCGGCTGTTTGTAGCCTTCTCGGAGAATCGATTCGGGTCAAAAATTGTTGCGGTTGAATCCATATCGTCCTCAGTTCGATGTGTACGTGAAAACAGATGGAGCAATCGGCCTGCTGGCTGAATTAACGCCCACGACGATCAAATTTGTGTACCAATCCTCCCCGCGCGTGTCGCCCACGTGCTCGCGGGAAATCACCTGATACACGCCATCCGCCGATAGGAATGCGTCCGTTACCGCCTGATTTTTCGTAACCGCATCCTCGGACACCGTTGTGTCGTAGTTGTTTCGCTGTACCGAGGCGTTATCGATTTGAATCTTGGCGCCGATCTCCAGGTTCGGATTAAGGAGCGCCTGGACGTCCAGGCCGTCCTCGTCAAGCGTGGGGCGGCCGATCAAACCGGTATCAGCGTTAAGGACGATCACCTTCTCATTCGGATCGTATGTCGGCGTTTTAGGAATGGCGACAAGGCCGTCAACGCCATAGCCCCAATCAAAATTATTTGTATCGGCGATACCGTTCATGGCGTCGGTAGCCATCCGAAACATGACTTTTCCGCGCGGGAGCCTGGAATCCATGAATTGAATTTTTGGGAGCTGCTTACTGTCAACGCCCTTTTCTTTCATGGACGCGACAACCTTGTCAAAAATTTCGCGCTGAGAGGCGCCTTTGGCCACTGAGACATTCACCACGGCATATTGCCTCGCCCTGTCGCCGGTAGCGGCTACCAGGCGCATGAAGGTTTCAGTTTCGCTCTCGCGGCCGACGGATTTCCACCATAGATCGCCTTTGAAAATAATGCCGTGATGGTTCTGATAGCCCGCCTCAATAACGACGCGCATGCCTTGGTTTTCGATGACGTTTGTACCGATACCGAGGCGATTTACTGTTTCCTGCGAGACGTTGTAAACCGTGATTTCGGCCGTGCAGGGCTTACCGATTACGGCCTGAGAAATTCGAAATTTGCATCGAAATTCACTCAGGTCAATCGCCTGCTGATTGTCTTTATCGACTGCCACAACGAGGCGAAAATATCTCAGCCACTGGCGATTATTGTCTGTTTCGCTCATTCGTCACTCCAAAAAAGGCTCAGCGTTTGGCCCATATCTGAGTACGTCGGCTCATAGTTTTTGACTTGCTTCGGCAACTCGCACCAGAGCGCGCCGCCCATACGCTTGTAGCCAAACTGTGCCAATAGGTTGACACCAGTCACCAGCGGTAGGCCCTGGAGCGCATCCGAGCCGTCTGTCCGGACCATATCTAGAAACCAGCCTCCACAGTCCGCATCTCTGTAAATCAGCGTCATGCGGTAGTTATATTCGCCGAGCCGGATGGAAAAGCTCTGGGCGCCGGTACTCAAAGGAATTTGATAGATACTCATGGCCGATTCCCCGCAGTAGTCAATACGGGCGACGAGGCACCGCGCTGATTAACAGAGGCCGTCTGCTGCGGATTCTTTTGCTGAGCTTCCTGCAACGTGACTTCTTTTGTCCGGGCGAATCGGATTTCCTCAAAAGTGATGTCCACTACTAGGGAGCTTTCCGTGTCGACGGTCGACGTTGTTTTCAACTTCGTGATGATGACTGCCGGATATTGCTTCTTGCCGGTAGAGAGCGAAAACGGCTCCCGTTTGGCCTGTAGCTCAAGCAACTTCTCATAGACGTCTTTCGTCGTGGTCAGGCCCTTAAAAATCGAAAAATCCAGAATCGAATTTAGAAGCCTTGAGGAATCGGACCAGCCGAACTGGCAATTAATCACCGTCGGCATCTGATACGCATGATCCGAAACATTCGCGCCAGTATCGACCGGATGGCGCGTAACCACGACCTCGTTTTCGTGCTCCTCGCTAACCACGACGTCCGGAATAATCCCAGCAAATTCTCGTTTTCGACCTAGAAGCAGAGCCTCAAGACTATAAGGTAAAGAGGGCATATTTCCTCCTTAGCTAAGATTGCGCTGGCCGTATCGGTTCTGTGCCAGCAGGGTCTCATGCGCCACGGCCTGGCCGACAGCGCGCGGATTATCTGCCCCGTTGATCGTGATGTTTTGGTTCACGACGACATTACCCCGAGACGGGATTTTGTCCCTCTCATTGACGACCTTAGATCTCCACTGCGACTGCGCTGCGGCGAGCACCTCTTTATCAAAAGAGGCGCCTTCGAAATACTGAGAGGCGCCCCGGAAATTCTCATGCTCCGTGATCGACTGCATGAGCGCCTTAAGCACACGGGGATCACTCAGGTCGAGGCGTGTCAGCGCGCCGACATCCGAGCCCAGGCGTTTGCTCATGTTGGCGGTCACCGACTGGATATAGGCGCCCGTATTATTCTCGCTGGACGGCGCGTACTTGGAAATAATCGACGCAACGTTATCCAGCCCGGCATTCGCGTAGGCCTTGAGCTGCTTGCCCAGCGCACCCCATCCTTCTTCCGGCGTGCGGTAAATAGTAAAAGCACCGTCATTTGCCTGATTTCGCGATACCGGACGCATATTGCCCGGATTGTTGTTTCGTAGCCCTCGCGTCATTTTCCCCGACGCCGGAGGTGCTTCTGTCTGCGCGGGTTTCCCTGACGCCGGAGGTGCTTCTGTCTGCGCGGGTTTCCCCGACGCCTTCGAGCCTGCAGCTCGATACCTAGCCAGCTCCTCCTCGAATCCCTTTTTATCGAAATCGTCCACGATGCTCACGCCCTCCTCGGCCTCATCGTCCAATACAGCTTTTTGTTTGGTGTACTTTTTGCGCAGGAACGCCTGCGCCTGCTCATCATCCATGAGGTGACGTTTATAACGCTCGGCATCCTGAAATTCGTCCGCTTTAAAAAAGAAGTTTTTGAGGTAATCGCCGACGCCGTGGGATTGATCCCAGATATTTTTTTCTGTCTGGATCCATGCGGGCAATTCTTGCGAGAGTGTTTTATTAAACTTTTCGGCAACCTTATCCAAACCGAGGCTATCGGTCAGCGTACCAAAAGCGGCCTGGCTCCCCATGGAGATAATCTCCCAGGTGCGTGAAAATTCGTTTGAGAGGCGATGCACGGAATCCGCCGACTTGTCGACCATGTCAGCCAGCTCGCCCTGCTGTTTATTTGTTTTTTGGAGCTCAGCGGCAAAATCCTTTTTCATAATGTCGGCATAAATGCCGTCCAGCCCCATCATGGCCGCTTCATTTCGCCCGGCCGCATCCCCGAGTGTTTCCCAGCGTTTTCTGAGGTCCAAAAGAATATCGCTATATTCCCTTAGCTGGCCGTTTTTGTCCCGAATGTCAATGCCCGTCAGGTTCTTGATGTACTGATCCATCCCCGGCGTAAACGTCAGTTTATTGGCAAACGCCTGGATGCTTGAGGCAGCCTGATCATAATTTCCTCCGACCTTGGCCACGGCAGACGCGACATTATTCAAGCCCCGGACAGAACCGCCTACCTGGTTCGTAAGGTTATAAAAGCGGTTGACTTCCTGGGTGCTTTTAGCGAATGCCGCTGTGAACGCAGTGCCTAAGGCAGCGCCTCGCATAGCGATTTCCTTCATGCGCTTTCCGGCATAGTCGATTGAGGCTTGAAACTTGGCTTGCTCGTCTTTATCGACTACAAAGCCTAAGCGGACGAGGAAACCAGCGAGAACGCTACTCATGGCTGCGCTCCTTCTCTAAAACAAATTCGTTGTATTTTTGGTTGTCGATATAAACGTTCATTAGCAGGATGTCCTCGAGCGTCAGATCGCCGCTCTTCAGGTCGAGATAGCTGATCATCCCGTGATAAACAGGACGCATCAGGAAATCAAGGCCGTCGGGGAGACTTCTGAACGGGCTCGGTTCCTGCTGAGTGTTTTCGACGCCATGAGCGAACGTTAAAGATTCAAAGCGTCGATAAAAGGGCGAAGCTCACGCTGTACGACAGCGCTCACTAATATGCATGTGGTTGTGAAATCGATATCATCGAACGCCAGCGTGCCGCCTGAATACACTCGGGTCCAAGTTTTTCCGTCTTCAGAGCGACGCTCCACCACGCCCAGCGCAGTGCGCACGCAGTAGTCGAAATCCGCGTCCGGCATGGCCGCAATGCGATCCAGGAGCGGCTGACAGACCGCGAGCAACGTACCGAACTCGGTCAGTTTGTCGCTCAATGTCGCTTTAGATTCCGGCATGGATTTCCCGTAAGCTGTCCACATTTCATAGAGGACATTGTTGAACGCTGTGGGCATCAGCGGCCCGAGCCGCTTTTGGAGCTTCATAGCTTCAAAAAGGTCGAGCCGCCCGACAATGTACTCATGCCCCTGCAATGTGAATTTTTGAGGTACGAGTTTATTCATTAGTAAGTCCCGCTAAGAGTGTCGATTTTGCCGCAGTCAAAGCCCCATTCAAGGACGGGCTGGCCGTCCTCGGCGAATGTCTGACTAGGCAGGCCTTGGAATGCGACGCTTCTGGCCACGATCGTGTCCGTATTGCCTTTGTTTAGAACGGTGATGACATTGTTGCCCCAGGCGCTCGAACTCAAACTTTGGGCGTTAAACATAGCCTTGAGCTTTGCGTTCACGGGGGATGTATAAAGAAGCCGAATCGTAAGTTTTCCACTTTTGTCTGCCCTCAAAGAATGCATAACCTCGCCATCTGCGCCCGGCGTCATATTGTTTCGGGGCTGATTGAACTCGACGGAAATACCTTCTTTGGAGGCCGCGGAACCATAACCGAGATCGATCACGCCGGTCGGCCCTGCGAATGTCGCAGTGACATCCATAAAGGAATAAGTTGCCATCCTGTTTCTCCTTATCGATTGATCGTGAGCGTGGCATCAATAAAGTGAACTGCGCCGCGCAGTTTGATAGCCACCTTGATCGGCGGTGCTTTGCGGGCCTCGCGGTCGCTCTGCGCCTGTTCTTCCAGCGGCTGAATGTAGACGTAATATCCGGATGTGAGCGTATCGCCCTTCTGGAGAGATCCGAAAGAATCGCCGTTCCAAACGCCCGGCGCGATGAGACCGTTTCGGACACCCGCGTCCAGCGACTTGTTGATCGTCGCCAAAATTGCGGTCATGCCCGCTTCGTCCTGGCCGATCTTTGTCGTAGTCGTATAGAGCAGATTCCAAAGATCGGTTTCCACTCGATTCTGCTGCCAGTCAAGGCCATGGGTCTCGTCAATGAACCAGCCTCCGGACATGACGCCTTCCTTGTAGATGGAAGTGTCATTCTGGAATGCCGCGAATACGTTGACGTTTTTGTTTCTTAAGGCCAGCGACTGTGACGTTCTCAGGTTCTCGGCAACAACGCCCGGGAGCTGTTTAAATTTCAGAGTGATCGTGGTATTCGATCCCTCGAAATTGATCGTGCTCATGCGTCCGAGGACCGAGACACCGGCAGTGTCGCTGGTGCTGGAGAACGTGCAGATCGTGCGGTTATAGCCCAGCGCCTTGAGCTTAGAGCCCAGCGAGGTGCTATTTGTAGAATCCATTTCGCCCGTATTCTGCGACGTCCAGGACACGATACGAGAGGGTCGCGCGGCATTGATGAGCGCAGAGACTTCCAAGGCATCCGCGTCCGTCCAGTCGGTTCCGCACACATAAAGACCGTACCAGTTGGTGTAATCCAGGCAGGCCGTTACCGCGTCGACCAGGTCCTCAGCTTCCGTGCCATTGACTTTAGTCGTTCCGGCATCCAGGCCCATGAGCTTAGACAACTCGGTAGAAGAAACGTTTGCGACGGAAGAATTCATGCCCGTGGTGGCGGATTTGATAATGAATCTCGTACCGTCGAATACGCAGGTGCCTTTTGAGGCCAGCGCGGTTGTAATCTGAGTTGCTACGCCGTTCAAATTGCTCTGGGAGCCTAGATCGACGCTGGAAACCGAGACAGAAGAACCGTCGATTTCGACCGTGAAAGATCCGGATGTGATTTTCTCGAAGTCAGCGATCTGCTGCTGAGAGATTGCAAGCATACGGCCGCGCAAAAGCCCGGCAGTTGCAGTTTTAGCCCAGCGGCCGATAACCAGCTGAGAGGGCTGGGGAGACTGGCCGAAGAAAGTGACCGCGGCCTGATACTCAGGCGCATCAGTTCCAAAATCGGCGGCGATTCCCTCCACGCCCGAATAGGTGCGCAGGCGCTCGTCCGTGTCAATGACATCGCTGGTGCCGAGCACTAACATGGCCCCGAAGTTGCGAAGTGCGGCCGCGACCGGAGACATTTCGATCGTGACGTTTACAACCTCGGAGACCGGTAATGTAGGAGCAACGCTCATAATTTACCTCGTTCTGTATAAAAGTCGACATCGGCACCGACAATGGTGCGAACGCCGTAAGTTCTGGAAACCTTCCGGGCAACGTGGAAGGTCATGTCATATCGGTCGACCCACGTCTCACAAACGAGATCCGGCAGGCGCATGGCCTGCGAATCAATCGCTTTTAACGTGAGACCCGACTGGCGCAGCAGTGAGCGGTTCTGGCCGATCTGCGCCGCGTCTCTGAATCTCTGCGCGAGGAATAGAGCTCGGGGACCGTAAAAGCTCAGCACAAACTCATAATCCTCATGCACCACGGAAGTCTGATCCCCGGAAAGCGGAAGCGATGGATCGCCCTTGCGTCCGTCAAGGTAGACAGGCGTGGTGTCCAGGCTTTTGAGGGCCAGCGCGCACCAGTCGGTTTTTAGCGCGGGCTGAGTACCCGGCTTAGGACGCCAGGAGGCACGGACTAGATCGAGCCGCAAGCCAATAAGTTCAGAGATCCACTGGCGCAGCGGGTCCATCAGCTCTGTTTCATTGTCCGAGCTTGTCGGGCGTAACGTTCCGGGGGTCCGGCTATCAGTAACTGCCATCACTCACCTCCGCAGGCCAACAAGTCAGCCTCAAAAAGCCCTTCCCAAACTGCGAGTAATCCGCGCAGTCTTTGACGACAAAGCGCTTGCCGCGCCACTCGACCTCATCGTTCCCGGAGCCGCCGAAGCCCGCGGGCATATCGGCAATCATGAAGCGCACTAAGATCGTGCCCTCGCGCCGGAGCGCCTCCGGCAATCTCGAGATGGTCTTTGTGTCGGCCGTGATGACGGCCATGACCTCAGTGCTTTCGCCTTCGGTCCAGGTGGGATTTCCGAACTTGTCCAGGCCCTCAACAAAATGGATCAGCTTGCAGGGCGAAGTGAACAAAGGAGATCGGATTACACGTTCAACGTCTAAAGTCGCCATCATTCCTCCACCACAACGCCGTCAATGGCGTCGCGTAACTGCCCCGTGTTAATCAAGGGCCGAATGCCCACGCCTTCCCTCTCGTTCTCGCGGGTGCCCTTGGTAAGACGCGAGCGGTTACGATTGGCAATGGTCCTAGGCTTGAGCGGTTCGAAGTCGGCGGTTTGCATGTAGCTTTTGACCGCTGAGGCCGAGCGGATCGCCAGGCGCTCGAGTGCCTGACCACACTTTTTCTCATCGCCCTTGAGTGCGCAGTCCATGGCGCCCTTGAGACCGTCGACAATCATTTCCCGATTCGCCTCAAGGCCCGGAACTAAGAACGGTCGCGGCGGAATATTGTTCACCGGAGAGCCGTTCTCATGCACAAAGCCCAAAAGGTGGTTGCTCGGGCCGCCATCGTTTCGCGTATCGTCCTTAGAGCCTGCCGCGATGCCGACATAAACGGCAGTTTTCGCCAGACGCTTCAGTGCCTGGTTCAACTCGCCGTCATGCCGCACAATGGAAACAGAGATCGTCTTTTTCATATCTGCCTGGCCCCTGCTCCGAACAACTGAATCAGCTGCCACAGCTCGCGGCCGTAGGCGGTGAGATTCCATGAGCCGGCGCCCTCCTCGGACGAGGATGAGGTGTCGTAACTCACAGATGCACCGTCTACAGACATCGAAGTGACCTGGGCCAGTGCGGAGGTGTCTCCGCCGTTGTCGCCGTCAGCGGCAGACCCTTGGAGCTTCAGATAGTGGGCTGTATACAGCCCCATGACGTGCGCCCGGATCTCGGGATCTGGCCAGCTTTCCTCTGAGAAAAATTTAGCGGCTAAAGCTAATCGAGCTTTAACCGCTATGTCCAGATAACTGTCCGAATCGATTTCCGGGAAAAGTTTGCGAAATTCCTCAAGCGTCAGAGGCTGGTTTAACATTTTCAGCCTCCTTCACAGTTGTGGTCTTTTTCGCATTTTTCTTTGGCGCCGGTTTTTCCTCCACTACCGGCTCAGCCTTTTCCTCGGCAGGTTCCTCGACCTTTTCCGCAGCCGGCGGCGTGATGTCGATAAACGTGGCAAGGTGTGCTTGCAGGTACGGCTGAGCCGCGACTGCGTCCTCGACCTCATAGGATTGTGACGGCTTAAATTCGAACTGCTGAGAGCCCATATTCAGCACCAGCGGACAACGAACTGAAATTCGTTTCATAAAGCCTCCTTAACCTGCTGCCAGGTCGGCGTAGTAAACCATTTCCGGACGCACGAACTCGACACCACCGAGAGCTGAAAAGTACGGAACTGCCTGCTCGAAGTTACGATACTGGACCGGGAGAGAAGCGATCGGAACCAGCGGGAAGCGGACCACGTCCTCTGCTTTTGTGTATGCCACAATTCGCGGCGTAGAGAACAATGTCGTATCAGCCAGCCAACGCACAGGGCGAATGGTCAGCGTACCGCCATTGGCTACAGAGAGGTTGTTAGCCTCAACATAGCGCAGCAGGTTCATTTCGGTATTAGTCAGCTGTGTGCTCACCAGTTTGCCGAAAATAGCCGGAGGAACCAAAAGGTTCTTCGGAATGCGGTTGTACTGCGTTGCCTTCCAGGCTTTTTCCAGGATGTTATTGAAGTAGCCGATAACGGTCTTTACATCCGTGGAATCGGTCCAGGTGCCGACATTTTCATGCGTTACCTGGTCAGAGTTGAGCAGGCCCTTAACACCTACCTCGTCGTCACCGACGTAGACCTGAGTATCAATGTCGAGCTGATGCTTCATGCGCATAGCAGAGTGTTTCTGCGCATCGATCGGGCGACCTGCCTGCATGGCCTTCTGCAGCTCGAAAATCGTGTAAGCGACTTCCATGCCCCAGAGTGTCAGCGGCGTGGCTACCTTCTTCAGAGAAACAGAAACGCGAGCGGGCGTGGAATCCGGGCCCTTAATGAAGGACTTTTTACCCGCGCCTGTGCCGCCGAATCCGCCCATGTATTCGGACTGAATGAAAGAAGAAACCTCATCGGCGATCGTCACATCGTTGCGCAGGTCGATATCGCGGCCATACGTAAAATCTGCGATCGGTTCATAGATTCTGGAATCGAGACGCTCGAGCTCACCGACCAGGAATGCGCCGGTAGTGGAAATTGTTTCAGCGTCAGCAAAACGTCTTACCATTTTTTGCTCCTATTAGATGTTGAATGCGATTTCGGCCAGGCCCGCGTCATCCTTTGCGCCCATAAACACGCAGTTAGGAATAGCAGTGGCGTCTCCCGCCTTAGTGGCTGTAACGCCTTTGTTTTCGGCGTCCAAGTAGACAGCTCCTCCCGGCGCCGGAGTACCTGCCGCACGCACGGCAACGTAGCCGCGACGCAAGATGCAGACAAAGGCGTCTTTCGGCCAGGCCTTTCCATCAGGGCCCACCTGGCGATAGTCGCGAACTGCGATGCCGTAGACCTTGGAGGCATCAGTGGCCGGAGTGGCCTTACCGGTTGCGGTCAGAGAAACCAGAACGCCGTCATCGGCGACCGGAGTTGTTGTGTCGTTCTGTTTGACTTCTGTTGTGTAGTCAAACATGCCGCGAGTGATATCGCCGGCAGAACCGCGAGGCATAGATGTGCCAATGAACTGAGACATTATTTAGCTCCCCAAAAATCGTTAAGTTTTTTCTGAACGTATGCGATCGAATTAACGGAATCCTCAGCACTGTCGCCGTAGCGGGTTTCAGACGCTTTCGGATTCTTTCCGGACTTGGACATAGCGACTGCCGCCTTGAAGGCGATATCCAGCGCCTTGCCGTCGAGCTCGGAGGAATCACCGAACTGCTTGACGCCGGCGCCTTTCAGCGCCGTGCGCATAACGCGCTCGATCTGATTACGTGTGAATTTGCCGCCCTTGGCGTCGCCCACAGGCTTTTTCATTCCCGGGCAAAGGGCCTCAGCGTCGCCGATGATGGCCTGAGCGTCCGGATCATCGATCAACTCATCGTCACCATCCGGATCAACGGTGTCATCCGGCACAGGCGGCGTATCTGCGTCGCCCACGGGCTTCTGAGCCAGGCCCTTAGCAAGTGCTGCCACGGTGGCCTCGAGTTTGGCCAGGCGCTCCTCAAGTGTCGGTGTCGGAGCAGGAGCGGGCGCCGCGTCAGGTGCGTCGTCGTCCTGAACCCGGAGCTTGTCCACTTCCTCGTTAAATGCGTCCTCGTTTCCGTCGCGGAACAATTTCCGCAGGCGGGTCTTTAAGCTACTAGTTGTCATGCTTCCGTCTCCAATTTTGCAGCCCGAGCATCGGGCTGATACCACTAGAGCAACGTGGTTGCCCACGATGCCAATTTGCTCAATCCCCTGGGGCGTTTCCTGCGTATCCGCGTCATACCCGCATGAGACTTCTTTCAAATCCCCGCTCTCGACTGCCTCGATCGCTTTTCGATCCGTCAAAAGCAAATCGGCGAGAAGAAAGTCCGATTTGTCACCTTCTCCTCGCCGAACGTTCTGCGTCGTACCGACTGCGATCTCCCGCCAGTTGTCCGGATCTGCGAATCTCGCATGACCGATGACTACCGGCTTGGCCTCAAACGAGGCAATCGTTTCGGGATTAAAAATTTGTTCTTCCGGTCGCCATACCTGCACTGCGTGGCCGATGTTTGGTAAGCCGACCTCAGCCGCTGAATATTCAAACGATCCGACGCGGCTAATCGGAACATCTCGACATAACAAATAGCCCTCCGGAGTTTTTTCCTTCAGAGGGCTGATTTTTTCCGTGGTCAAGAAGCGACCGTCTCGAAATTTCCTTCTCATTTGTCCTTCTCGTAGAAAAGCGGTTCGGGCCAGCACCGACAATTTTTTACTATATAATTATTCATTGTTGTTCTGTACCAACCTTTGCTTGTCTCTAAGGTATAAACATGTCCAGAAAAATCTCGTCTGAACGTATTCAATACGCGAAATCCCTTGTAGAGTCTGGCTCGACCATCACGGATGCCGCCAAGCAAATTGACTGCAGCCCCGACGTCTTGTCTTTGAAACTCCGCGCCCTTGGTGTCGATACAGCGCGGTATCGAAGTGGCCGCGGCCTCCATGCCTTCAATCGGAAGAAATTGAACAGCCCCGAAATCATCAGACGTTACCTTTCCGGGGAATCGATCCTGGCTCTTGCTAAGAGCTTTGGCGTCAACAGGTCCACTATCACTACTCGCCTCAAAGAGGCAAACGTTTCTATCCGCAATGGCTCCCAAGCAAACGTCATCCGCTTCGCCAGAATGTCGTTCGATGATCGCCGGGCCCTCTCCAAGAGCGCGCGGGACGCGCACATGGCTAACATCATGGCCAACTCCGCTCATTACAGCCGCGGCCCCGGAGAGTTTGAAATAGCCACCGCGCTCCGTGAGCTTGGCTACGATGTCAGGACACAATCGCCCTTGGACAATGGCACTGTCGACATCGCCATCGGGAACGTCGCCGTAGAAATTAAAATGTGTTCCGGCGGTTCTTACGGCTTCTCCAGAAAACGCGTCAAACAAATCCGCAATGCGAACATGATCCCGCTGTTTGTCGGATTCAACCATATCGACTGTATCTCCGAACGCCTGGAGGAGATAGTCGCCCTCATTGATTTCGCCTGCCGGCACCCAGCCCCGTTGGGTAAGCATTGGGTGATTCGGTGTCGCTGTTATGACAGAACCGGCGCAACCAATATCTACGACACATCCATTGAACGGCGATCGGATAACTCGGATGATGTCGCTGTCTAACCGGACTAATGTATCGCCCGGAAAACAATTAAAAACGCATCCGGGATGGCTGCGAATAGGCGTGCCGCCTGCACCCACATCGCAAATCGGAGGATCGCTCCAGGCATGCACCGTTTTATCCAGCTCGCGATGTCTCGGGCGCACTGCGTTATCGCCGACCGTGTGCCACACGTAATGTGTAGAACCGACGGCCTGGGCCCTGGCCTGCGTGAAGTTGGATCGTGCTCGGGCTGTCTCCGTCCGGGCAATGCAAATCGCTCGGGATTCCGTAACGGCGCCCAGCTCGTTTTTAATGCGCTGGGCGATATCGGCATAGCGCTGGCCCTCCGATAGACCGCTAGCGGCCCATTCTTGCGCCTTCTTGGCGGCCTCCATCGGCAAAGAGCGGATCAGTGCGACCTGCTCCTCGCGCAGGCGATTGAAAATCGGCCCGGCGGCTGCGTCCTTCAATTTGCGGCGAGTTTCACGGCTGATCTTTTGGCCAATCCTGAGCCACGTGTCATAGTCGGCCGAGGCCGCGCGGCGCAGCATGATGTCCGCCACGGAGCGGGCCCATTCGTCGAGCCGCACCGAATAATCAAACAGACTGAGCTGGAGCTGGCTCGGGTCGCTCCCCTCCCACTCCAGGGCGATCTGTGCGATCTGTTTGGCCACTGCCTTGAGCCGCTTGCGATACCAGCGGTCCAAAGCCGCCGTTTTGGCCTGCTCCCGGAATTTGTTCTGCTGCTGCATTTAATCCTCCTGCCCCTGGCGGCATGAGCTCGTTTTCCTGTTTCTCGGCCTCGTCGATATCCTCCTCGGTAATCGAGGAGAAAAGGCCGATGGTCGGGCTGAGCTTTTTGAGCTCCTTCATTGCGTTCGGCAGCGAGATTGATTCGCTCTGTAACGCCTGCACAATCGCGCCGACCATGGCCGTTGCATACGCGCCTTTTTGCTCGTTGGTCATCTGCCACAGCGGGCGGAAATCGAAATTGAAATCTTTGTCCGGAGCATGTCCGGTCACGCTCATGTAAATGACGTTTAGGATTTTCTTTAGGCCCGGGCGCAGCATCTTTTCCTGCTGCTGTTTCGTATTATCGTAGTAGAGCCGAATGTCGCTCTCGCCTGTGGAATTGAATCCGACGGGAGACTGTCCAAACAAGCGTACCAGCGGAATTCCCGTGGCGCCGGAAATCTGCTGCGCAAATTGCAGGAGCACCTCGGGGAGGCCCGTGAACGTGTAGGTCATCGTCTGAAAGTCATCCTCGATGTCCCCGAGCGTCATGCCCTCGATTGACTGGAATAACCGGGTATGCTCCATCTGCGTCATGAAGCCTTTTTTGGCGACGTCGTTTGTCAGAATGGAGCGCAGGCCCTTGACCTTGTAATAGCGCAAGTAGCATTTATTGACGAGCTGAGCCGCACCTTCCGTTGCCATATCAAACATTTCGATCCGGTTGAAAAGCGGCTCAAGCACGCTCGCGCCCCATCCTCGGTACGCCTGTCTCAAGTAAAACGGCAGCCGACGCCCTTCAAACCGGATACAGCGCGAATAATGAATTTTTCCTCCGGGAATATCGATATCGCTCTGCTCTGCGAAAACCTGGTAATAAAGCGGCTTGCCGAAGTTAGGCCCGAGCTCCTGGACGACTTCTGTCGACGGGTTGACCTGCCAGCAGTCGAGAACGAGCAGGCCCTTGAAGGCGCCCTGTTTGATCGGCCCGAGCGGTGTGCCCATGTCATCACCGTCAATGAGAAGAACGGCCAGCGAACCTCCGTAGAGACGCGCCCACTTCAAAGCGTCGCACAGGCTATCCCAAACTCGGAATTCGTCGAGTGCAATATCGATCGCAGAAGCGACCTCCGGATCGTCACACTGGAGCTCAACGCCCTCGCGCGTCATATCATCGGCCACCACGTCAACCGCGAGCCCGCACATCCATGAGCCCTGATAAGCCCATTCCAACTCGTTGCGCTGGAAAGACTTGAACTCAGGGATGTAGCGATTGCCGTTGAGCGTCGTGCTCGTATTTAAGCCCATGCGCAGGAGCGGGTTCTGAAACCCGTCGGCAAACTGCTTGCTGCCGCCGCGCTTTGTCCGGGAAAGTTTCTTGTTTACCTTCATGCTTAACCTCTGCCCAGGCGAATGAACTCATCGAGCCCCGCCTGTGTGATATAGCCGTCGAGGCTGTATCGAATGGCATCGATGCCGTGATTGTATTTATCGACGATGATCGGGAGGACCTCGTTCGTTTTAGGGTCGACCTTGTAGCTGTAGAGCTTGAATTCCTCTGCCGTATGCCTACAGCGCGGGTGGATGACGATCTTGTCGAAAGATTTCAGATAGGCGATACCGTCCTCAATCGAGCCCTGCCACTTCTCTGCGGCCGAGATATTGAATCCTTTACGCTTAGCCAAATAGCTGATGGTCTCAGGTCGTGAGCAGTCGGCTTTAATCGGCCAGCTCCTGGAGAGCGGGATCGAATCGTACAGCGCCGGGAGCTCGTCTAGCTCAACGCCGTGGCCGAAAGCCTCATATTCGACATACAGCCGATTGTCGTACATGAACGATCGCACCAGCGTGCTCGGGTCGTTCGCAAAGCCAAAGTCAGCGCCGAAAAATAGCCTGTCGGCCTTCTGCCAAAGATCGTCCGGAAAACTCTCGACCGTGAACCGCCCGCGGAAAATCTGCGCATCGCTAATCGTGCGAGGATATCCTTCCCAAACGTGCAAATAGTTCTCGTAGTCGTTTTTGCGATCCCATTCCATCTGCCGGCGCAACGCTTCCGGAAAATGCGGGTTCTCATCAAAATTAACTTTCCGGACATAGGCGCCGGGTGGCGGCGCATCGGTCAGGAATAATTTGGTTGTCGGATCGTCAGCTAATAGCGGGTTAAACGAGACCCAAATTTCGGAGCCGGCCTTTCGAATGGTCGGTATCAGTGTCTCCCAGGAGACCTGCGAGACTGACTGGCCCTCCTCAATCCAGCATATATCGACACCTTCAATCGACTTTACCGACTGCGCTTGTCTCTGCTGCAAGCCTTTGAAAAAGAACCGAGAGCCGTTTATGTGTCGGATCTCGGTCTCCAGGAACTCGAAGCGGTGGCTCAGCCCTAGGCGCTCGGCCGTGTCCTTCAGAAGTTGATAGGACGAATCGGCGATCGAATTTTGAAACTCGCGGGAGCACAGTACGCGCAGTCGCGACAAATTGGCCATGACGATCAGGGCCTCAGCGATTGCCCACGACTTTCCCGAACCGCGGCCGCCATAGAAAACTTTAAATCTGTGCGGACTCCACAGCTCGGAAAAAGGATCGTTCATTTTTTACCTTTAGCCACTTCTCTAATTTTCTCGTAGACGCTTGCCAGGCCCTCGCCTCCGGCGCCGTTCGTATCCAGCTGGATCTTTGCGCCCTTTCGTCTTGCGACAACTTTCAGCCGGACTTCTGCCCGGAGCCTGCGATGTGCCACGGCGTCGCCTTTCTTGACTGTGCTCGACGCCCCATGTTTCTCGCTGAACGAATCAATCGTCTCAGATGCTTCTTCCATCGTGTCTGAGATGTCGACGGCCTCATCCTCCAGGACCTGATCGCCGAAGTCTCTCGCGCGCGCGAAGTCTACGGCAAAGTCATTCCGGTCGACGGTCCACTGATAAACAGTAGAAGGCGGGATTTGCATATCCCGGCAAATAGAAGTCAGGGTCTCGCCACTGGCGAGCCGTCTTAAGATCTCTTTGGCCTTGGCAGGCGTGTACTTAGTTTGGCGTCCCTGCTTACGCTTCGGAGCTTCGCATTCGTCCATGGCTGCCTCCTTATTTGATAAGGCTGTAAGAAAATGCCAGCATCAAAATAAGGATTCCCCAGCGGAAACAAAAGGCCCAAATGGGATACTTTTGGAATATCTCCATAACCAGCTTCCTACAGTGCTTTGATATAATTCCCATATCGACCTACTACTTTAGGTTGACACTAAAAACCCCGCCTAGCTCCTAACTAGACGGGGTTTGTTTTTGGTAATAAAAAACCGCCACGCGGGCGGTTACAGTGTGTTATCGGTTACTAGTAAACAATGATTCCTTGCTTTCTTTTCGCTTCGCAATAATCATCGTATTTTTTCAGTTCTCTATGCGCACGAGCCGGGGCTTCCTTCTTGAGCTTAAGGCCCTCAAAAGCGGGCCCGCTATGGTCAAACCAATCGGAAGGAAAAGAGGCGGGAACCCTTCTGTAGCACTCTTCTGTTTCAGGTGTAAGTTTTTCGGCCATACCCTTCTCCTAAACAATATGGAGGTCTGAAAAATCATTTTTCAGGATCCGTTCTAGTATTTTACCAACCTCTGCCGCCAGGGGTCTAGGAGAAGGGCTACAGAGGTACTCAGAAACAGCCTCGGCAAAGAACTCTGCTGTATCCTTGGCTGCGTACTCAGACAGCTCCTTTTTTATAACGCCCGGATCGTTTTTCAAAGAAAGATTTGAAAGTGCTTTATCCGCTATGCGTCCGGAAATGAAATACCTTTTCTTTCCCTTTTCCGTCGTATCAACGCCGGCCGCTTGCATTAGTTTTTCTATGCGCCCTTCGAGCGCATGACCTAGCTCATGCGAGGCTACTGCATAGGCCGCTCCTTTAGACATGGCGCCTTTGGGGTGGAATTGCGTAGCCATGTTATTGCTAAACTCAGTAGCAAAATCGGTCTCTTTTCCTCTTTTAAACCAAACGGAGCTTAGATCAATAGAGCCGGAGGGCATGAAGCACTCTCCGTACGTATTGCTCCCGATAGATGCAAGTCTAGCCTTCCCTAGATTACCTGCCAGGAAAGGAAACTTAGAACAAATATCGGAGTACGCCTGCCCAACGCCTCGCGCGGTTTCCATACTCATAAGGTTAAAGTTTTCAGTCGGCGTATTCATTAGCCCGCTAGCCTCCAGGGCGGTGACGACATCGACCGTCGAAGTGGCCGAGGCTAAATCCGCATTCAGCTTCGCGATTTGAGGCTTAACATTCTTTGCAAGCTCCGTTGCAAACTGCGCCTGAAACTTTTTCATACCTTGTATCTGCTGGCGCGTAAATCTCTGCGCCTGATACAGCTTCTTCTGCTTTAGCAGACGATTTTTGCGATTTGTCGGACGTCTGGACGGCAGAGCCGCCAAAGCGTCAACCTTATCGCCGAGCTTAGAGGAGGCTTTATCCAGGGCTTTATAAAAATCCGAATTTCTAAAGTCTGCCCGGTCCGTATACCAGACAGAGGCCTCGGCAACCTGCCTCAGAGCAGAAAGGCGAAGTCTCTCGGCGTAAAGATTTTTAAGATCCTCCACCTCATCCGGCTCCAGGCCGTCCTCGCCTTTCGTAAGGTCTCCGTAGTCCCTTTCAAAAATATCATCGACACGTTTGCGAGCGGCCTGAAAACTCATCGCGCGCTCATATACCTTCTCCGCTTCGTCCGGGCCATACGGATAGCCCATGGATCTCAAATGGTCGTAATCTTTATCGAGCTCTTTGAGAATTTGGTCCTTGTTATCCAGGTCGATCGTGTATGGATAATTAAGGTCTTTGATCGCCTTACCTACGCTGTCAGGAGTAAATTCCTTCTGCGTTGACTTAACCAGATTAGCTGTTTTCGTATATTTGTCGGAGCCAGTGTACTGAGGCTTCTGGGGAGCCTTGGGCGCTTTAGACCATTCAATCACGGCCTGCGCTCCCGGCTGCTCCTGTCTGCCGCCTCTGGGTGCCGCAGAGATATGGCGGCCGTTAAACTTTCCGCCCATGCCTGCAAGAACCTCTCCGGTTCGATCGTCCAGTTTGACCGGCGTACCTTTGTTTTCGGGGCCGTTCGGTTTCACCGTGATCCACTTAACTCCGTCCTTAAAACGAACCGGAACGCGGCCGAGGATTTTGATATTCATAGCGCAGACCCATAAAAAGAAACCGCCCGATCACGAATGACCGAGCGGCTCAAACCCCATGTACATACTCAAAGAGAAAGATCGGTTGTTGGACGGGACGATCAGCCCGCTATTTCCTTAGAATCATTCTTGCCAAGTAACAATCCAAAGGAGAATTCTTATGAATTTAGATCCAGACTACATTCAACGAATGACACGAATGGCCCGCATGAGCTCAGAGACGTCGGCATATATTAAAAAAGTCGCACAAACATTCGCTCCTCAGCTTGAGGCTATACGAAAGACCGGTTTTTTAGATAATCCAGAGATTCAAAACTTATTTCTTTCGACCGTTAATTACTCCGAAAAATTTCTGGCCCTTCAAAAGCTAGCAACTTCTCCGGAAATGGCCAAAATTTTCGGCGATCTCGCAGAAGCCGTCGCCCCGATCCAGCTCAGCTTGGAGCTCATCGAAAAGTCTAGGACTTCCGCAGAATTTCAAGCCCGCCTGGACCTCTCATCATCCTCTCTGCAATACGCAGCAAAATGTCTAGAGGAGAACTGGGGCCTTCAATCGGCTTTAGAGGTGCTGCGAAAAAATAAAGATCTTTTCGACAAATTACGTCCCGATAATCCCTTCAACAAAGCCGCTACGATAACCGACTTAGACAACCAGGGGGCGGCCGAAAAGCTTCAAAACGACTTTGACCTTGGAGATTTCTTTGATGTCGAGGACGAACCGAAAACTCCGGCCGAAAAGCAACTCGCGATAATACTACTTTCGGCTGTTGCCAGGCTTTTTTCCGCCTGGCAGTTTTTAATGTTCCTCGGATTAACGACCTACACGTTCCCCGCCTTTGTCTCGGATCTTCTCAATACACCATGCGAAAGCATCGAGCAGACACAAAAGAACCCATGTATACCCGAGGGCCCGAACAAGCGGCTCAAAATAGTCAGGAGCCCCGGCAAAGACACCGAAGAAAATGGCGAGGAAAAGCATTCTTAGGCTCTGATTCATACCCACCTCCTAACCTTATCGATAAGTGTCAGAACCGCCTCGGCAAGAAAATAAAGCAAGCTCAGGGGACAGAAAAGCAGGAAGCCGTACCCAATCGCGTCGATAAGTCCCAATAGTACATTCTTCTAACAACTACTGAAACAGCTCAAGCGTATTACGTTTCTTCCGGGCACGCGAAAGACCGCTATAGAGCGATCAGGCACAACGCGAAGTCGTAGATTAAATTGTTATTCCGACTTTACCACCTTAAACCGCAAATTAATATGGGTACTAACCCTCTCTTTCACCGTTCTGAGCTCTCTCGATAGCGTCATAGAACGCCTGGAGGAATGACCGGCGCCATTCCGGCTCCTGTCTGTAGGAGACCTTAGACTGACGCAGCAGTCGCTCGTACTCTCTGCGCGTGCCAAAAACGAATACCCGAATGTGGCGCTTTACCTTTGTTCCGTCAACCCTTTCGGGCAAACTCATCCAGGCGCGCTGCAGAAGCTCGGCGTCTGAATAGTCCGGCGCCGGAAGCAGTGGATCTCGGGTCTTAAGCTCGGTCACTTCCCGCCAGAACTTTTCTTCTTCGGTTTCCGGAGCGCGCTCAAAATAACACTTGGCATAGCGGCAGAAGGTGTCTGTAGGCGAGCGCCATCTGACAGGTTTGTCGCCATACACTCGTCGCCAGTTGGCCAGGCGTTCGTAGAAGTGAGTATCGATCAAAGAATTCTCCTGTTGATTTTTGCTTGATAATTAATTCCTATATCCGGGGAGAGGCAATGGAAATCTTTTTTGGTCTCATTAGCGCCGTCGCGGCCGTTATTGCCGCGTATTTTGGCACCGTACAATTCCTAGACGGGCGCCCTTATATCGCTGATACGAGGTGCCTCATGCTTAGGGACGGCATCGTTCTCTATGTCCAAATCGCTGTCGGCAGCGTCCAGTTCAGGATAAAAAGTGTTTCTGTGGATGGAATGCTGCTGGGGCAGCCGACCAACGGGGTGCATAAATTCGGCCTTCATTTGGTTCATTTTCCGCCCGAGGAATCCTTTGTCAAAGAACTTCCTATCGACGTAGTGCTCGACCCGATAATGTCTCCGCTTCCTCGAGAGTTGTTCTTTATCTGTAAGCCAACTAGATCCTGGACCCCCGCGGACAGTCTCCGAATAAACATCCGGATGTCCCGCTGGGTCAGGCTGACAAAGACAATCGCGATAGCAAGGAATAGCTGAGTGATTGAGATGATCATTAGGCTTGTTTCTATGGACATCTTTTTCTCCTGGATCAGGCGGCCGTAAGCCGCCCGGATAAAAATCAAACTTCGGTCACGATTCCGATTGAGTTATGAAAATTGATATCTAGCGGACCTACGCCCAGGTTTGTTGCAAAAAACAGTCTCGCGTACACCGTTGCAATAGCCTCCGGAATTCCGAAAATGCGTACCCGTCTTTCGCCTTTTCGGTTGTACGTAACCACTACATAGGCCTCGCAACATTTGCTCCCGCCGTCTCCTTCCCATTCTTTCGGTGCCGATTCAGATTCGCCGACCTGAATCATCCAATGGTTTGCGGGGCCGCAACCGAACAAATCGCCTTCCGCGGATGAGCCGTAGACGAAACCGTCCAAAGTGTGAAATGTCTCCATAAAGTTGAGGACGTCTTTACTCGGCGGACAGTTGTACATGCCTCCGCAATAAAGATTGCTGTCCCAAACTCGTCCGGCTTTTTTGGCGTATTCGACCGCGACAGATAAAATCTTCAGTTTTTCTAAAACGCTTGAATTAGTCATATTTTTTCAAAATCCTTCTAAAATTTATAAGTAAAAACCCTTAATAAAGAAGTAAAAAAGTATTTTTAGCGCCCTTTTCCTAAACTTCCCCTATACGCGTATATGAGAGAAGTTTTAGAAATAGATATGATTTTTACTTTTTTACTTCTAATTGATGCTTCACCCCTCTAGGTATCCTCTATAGATTCGAAACTTATATCTTTAATCCTGATACCCTTAAAGCACATAATTCCTTTGTTTTGCACAGTCTCAAAGCCTCTTTCCTCCATTGCGTTAAAAAACCATTTCTTTCGCTCCTGATACTGCGGGACGCTAGAGTCCCGTGCATACTGCTTCCAGGCGTTGTAAGCCTCAGATCGCGGCCACCGCGCATCGGGCTCGATAACGCAGTGCTCTGAGAAAAAGTCCGACATCGGGTCTTGGGCCGATCTGTATGCTTTCTGCTCTTTGCGTATGGCCTCCGGCACCCGCAGGCCGCGCTGCTGAAAGCGGAGGGCGCCGGCAATGCACTTGTTCAGGAAACCGGAAAGCTCGGCCTCAGATTTTTGGTCGAACAAGGGGTCCGCACGTTCGGCGTTGAAGTTGCCCAGATGGCGCACGGGCAGCAGACGATCCCACATGCCCTCGCTCTGGTCCTCGACGATCGGCTTATGGTTGGACACGAGCACCGGCAGACAGCACGGCGTGAAAGTGATTGAGCTCTTGGCCCACGTCTGACGTCCGGTCATCGGGTCGCCGCCCGTGAGCTGTTTGACGAGCGAGCTATTGAGGCGGCTGCCGTCGGAGGTCTCGACGAGTGTCACCAGTCGCTTGTCTTTGAGTCGTGTGATGTCCTCTCTGGCGCCGCCGGCCGAGCCGCCTTTTCCCTCGATAAAAGTCTTTTGGTCGGCTCCGACGTGATAGCCCTCTTGACCATTGCCCATCATCTTGATGGCCAGGTTGAGCAGTGCGGATTTACCGTTGTGGCCTAAACCGAACATGATTAAGAAAGACCTGCGCAGGCGCCCCGTCATTCCGGCGCCGAAAATGTCGTAATAGAACTCAACGATCTCCGGATCACCGTTGCATATCTCCAGCATTCGGTCGTCGATATAAGGACAAGTCGCGTCCTTGTCGTAGTTGACCGGGGAATGGAGCGTAATCATGTGCGCGGGATCCCCGGGAATAAATTCACCGGTCTTTAGGTCGATCTCGCCGTTGTTCACTCCGAAGTAGCGCAGATTTTGGTTGAGCTCGTGCGGGCTGATAAGTACGCTGTTGTCTCCGTCGGAGAAAGACTTAAAAGCCTTGAGCATGTTCTCCCAGGTCTTGGGATTGCAGCACTTGGAGGCGAAGTCTTTGAGCTTGACCGCGCTTTCGCTGTCGAGGCCTTTGGCTTCCTCGAATAACGACTCCACGGTCATCCTGGCGTAGCCCATGATTGCCTCGTTGGGCGTCTTCTTCCAGCGGATTCCGTTCCAGGTGTACCACTGACCGTTGATGCAGTCCCATTTCAATCCGCCCTTGTAGGTGTCGCGCATCCTTTCGGCCAGGCCGAGTTCATTGGGCGCGTAATCGGAAAAGGTACTTTTCTTAAACCATCCCTGTATACTCGTCTTTGTGATTGATCCGGCGCCCAATTCTTTCAGGCGCTTTAGGGCATAATTCGTGAAAACCTCTCTGTCTGCGCGGTTAGACAGCGAGGTTTTTCTTGCTAGTGTCTCGACGTCGAACTCATCGTTACATTTTGCCAGCGCGGCAGTAAATTCTGCTTTGGCTGCGATTCGCATCTGCTTTTCCCGGCTGGCCTTCGCCTCTTCTGCCCTAGCGATGAGCGTAGGCATTCGGATGAGCTCTTCTTTACATTTACCGACTTCGACGAATGAGGCCCATTTTTCCGCGAGCGCCCTGGGGCCGTTGTCCGGATAATTTGCTGACTTACTGCTCCAGTCGTCCCAGAGTTTGAATGCCTCATCTGAGCCGCCATATTCCAGATGGAGCGCCATACCGACCTCAAGCCAGTCCTTGTACGCGTCCGCGTCAATATTGCTGATAATCTTTCTAGCTTGCGCGAGCGTGATGTTTCTGCATTTCATACATTCGACATCGAAGGCCGTGAGCGGCCCTGCGTTCGTTGATACCGAGCGGCCGGCGCCGCCACGCTCCTTGAGCTTCCAGTCGTGTTTAACGGCGTAGTCGTTGACGATACCGACGAGCGACTGAGCCTCCTCCATCGTGACGATTGCTAGAGATTCGGCCGGAAGGTCGAGCGGTCCCCCGTCGATCCAGGAGTAGGGCTTCCCGGTAATTTTATGAATACCGAGCGCGACAAATTGCTGCCCGTTAGCGAGGATCTCCAGCTGTTGATCCTGCCCTTGAGCATCAACGAATTTATGCGAGGAGATTTTGGAGAAACTTTTATCCGTCCGAACTAAAAATAATGTCCTGGGGAATCTGCCAACCCGGGATAAGAACGGTTTGCCGCCGCACAATTCTGTAATTTTGTCGTGCATCAACTTGAGCAGCTCTTTATCTGTGATATCGCAGTCAATGCCAATCACCTTATGCTCTCCCTGCCCTGTGAGCAGGCCTACACCACAAGCGGCGTGGCGTTGCGCGTCAGCCGGCATGAAGCGGTAGGCTGTCCACCCTTTTTCTAAGGCCGGGAATTTTTCTCCCGGAGTAATCGGTATTGGCAAATAGCCGTTGGCCGCTAAAGCCGCGGCCCTGTCTTTGAAATAACTAAGCATTCGAATCATCCTTGAGTATCTAGCGCGCCTTTCTCTTTTTAACGGGGCGACTTCCTTTTATGTCGGCGATAGCGCGGAGAAGTTTTTCCCCTTTTTCCCATCGGATTGACTTTGTTTTGCCGTTCAAAAGCCTGCTGATAGTGCTCTGGCTAAGGCCGCAAATTTTTCCGATTTCGCTTTGGGACAAACCTCTGTCAATTAAGTCGGATATTGGTATTTGCATATTAACTCCTATTGCAATTTATTTTTGCATTATATGCAATTATTAATAGCTTGTCATCGAAGGCAAGCTTTCCGGAAATCGTTTTTTAAGGAGCTAAAATATGCAAAATCGCATTGCTAATACTGGAAAACTTATGCTTGTTTCGCCAAAACTTTTGTCCGATAACCTAAAAAAACTTATGGAGGCAAGGGGAATTAATAGCGCCCAACTCGCAAGGGAAGCCTCGCTACAGCCCTCGACTATCGGTAGAATTCTCGACGGCACGATCGCAGCTCCTCGGCTTTCAACAATTAAAGCCATTGCATTACGCTTCGGCCTGGAACCGGAAGAGTTAGTAAGCGACGACGCGATATATAAGGTAAGAACCGGCAGATATCGAACTGGAGAATGGGTCCCTCTAGCTAGCACAAAGGATCTAGCGATAACGGGGTACTTAGGAAATCTTTATGCTGGAGACGAATCTAAAAAGATAAAAACGTGGCTGCCCCCATGTCCAGACAAAAAAGTCCTTGACTTTATGAAGGAAAAATTAGACGCGCTATCGGCGGAGGTTTACGCTTACACGGCTCCTGATGATGCCTTATCTCCTAATATCAAATCCGGGGATATCCTATACGTACAAAGCCTTATGCTTAGCGGGATCAACTATAAGGACGGTATTTATCTTTTACGCTTTACCTCAGGAGATAAACTCGAAGACCTTTATTTTTCGCCCAGGCTCGTGAAAAAGGTAAACGGCAGTCTTTTGTATGCGCGAGCAACTGCCAAAGATTGGCCTACTGGTACTTCCTGGGAGCAAATTGATCCTAACGACATTATGGGACTTGTCCTTGGCATCTATCGGAAAACTTCGGAGCCGATTCAAGCTTAAATAGGACCAAGTAGTCTAAGCCGCCTTTTTGGCGGCTTTTTTATTCCTTAAAAGCAAATTGTTTAGCTACTATTGCAAAGATATTTGTTTTGTATTAGCATTCAGTTGTGCATTAAATGCAAATAAATTTGCTTTTAGGAATACGAAATGCCAACTGCCAAATGCAAAATTTCCTCTCGCAGCACAGGCCTTGAGATTCGCTTCGCGTTGAAAGAAGCTCTCGAGGAAAAAGGCTACGAACGAATCACACTCGTAGGCCTGTCCAACCTGCTCGACATCTCTATCACCGACGCCTGCGCAATCTTTGACGGCAGACGCCCTTCCATCGACGCCATTCGCGCCATCTACTTCTTTATCGGCAACGCTCCGGCGCTTCCTAAGCCCTGGGTCATCCAGGCGCAGCCCGTTGTCAGCTTTTGCCCGAGTGAGGTGGTCTATGCGACGCGAATTTAACGACCTCGAAATCTTTGCCGCCGCCCTGATCGCTTTCTTCTGCTTCTGGGGCTTCGTCTACCTGGTTTTCACTCTTCCGGAACTTTTGGGAGGTCTTTTATGAACTCCGTTTTTAATCTGGCGTCCCACAATCTCAACTACATGGACGACGAGGAGCTGCTGACATGGCTGCGCTGTGAAGGCCTGACCAATATGCCACCGATCATCCGCACGCTGGCTCAGCGCCTCGAGACCCTCCAGTCTGAAATCCTCGCCAGTCGCGAGAGCGTCGAAAACTCTGACAACGCTCTTAGAACGTATGACACCGACGTGGACGAAGGCATCGACCAGCTCGACGACGAGCTCGGCCATTTTGTCTCCGATCTCGAAAAGGTTTCCGACGCAATTCTTGAATCCGAGGGAAAGATTCTTTTATCGGACGGCACGCTGATCGACGATCTTGATCTCGACGAAGAATCTCCCGACGATCAGATCGTCATATCCCGCCGCCAGCTCGACGCTATCCGAGCTCAGATCGATTCGATCGGCTACGCCATTTCCAACCTAGAAACAAGGGAGTTTTTCCCCGCATCCCCTACTGTCTAAAGGAGACAATCATGTCACTTGAAAAAGTCATCGCCGAAAACACTCAGGCCATCAACAACCTCGCCGAACTCATTCGCCAGGCCATGCGCATGGCGCCGCCCACGGCTCCGGCGCCTGTCACACCGCAGGCTGCCCCGGACAACGGCATCCATGTCCCGCCGAAACCGGCGCCCGTCCCTGAAAACCCACCTTTTGCAGCACCTGCTCCGGCTCCCGCGCCCCAGGCTGTCGCTCAGCCCGCACCCTCGGATCCCGTGGATTACGAAGCCCTTCGTAAGGAGCTCATGCAGAAGGTAATGGGGTTGTTTACCCAAAGCAGAGATGTCGGCATTCAGATCCTGTCGTCTTTCGGCGCGAAGAAACTCTCCGATGTGCCGGACGACAAACTGGTGGCCTTCGCCGCCTCCGTTGATAAAGCTCTCGCAGGAGTTTAGTCATGACCCATGCACTTCTTTCCCCGTCATCCGCCTACCGCTGGATGCAATGCCCGGGCTCCGTTTCTCTTTGCAGACTTTTCCCGGACGAATCGAGCGAATACGCCAAAGAGGGCACGCTGGCGCATGCCTATGCCGCGCATATCCTCGATCCGAATCAGCCCAAACCTGACGAAGCGATCCCAAGCGAAAACCTCACTTTTGTGAATGACTACGTGAGTTATGTCGAGCGCGAAACCGCGGGCGGTATTCGCCAGATCGAATTTCCGGTCGAGATCTCCGAGGTTACGGGCGAAGCCAACGCAAAAGGGACAATCGACTGCGCCGCCCTTGTCGGCAATACGCTCAAAATCATCGATCTGAAGTTCGGCCGCGGCGTAAGAGTTGAGGCAGAAGGCAATCTGCAGCTGTCAATCTACGCCTGGGGCGCATTCCGATGCTTCTCTTTGTTCGATGAGATAAAGGAAATCGAGCTTCATATTTTCCAGCCCCGGATTGACAATATCGCGTCCTGGAAGCTCACGCCCGCGGAGCTCGAGACCTTCGTCAACAACGCCCGGGCCTGTGCAGCTAAGGCGCTCTCGTACCTGAATGCCGACCCGCTCCCGCCCGAAGCCCTGATCCCGAGCGCTGATGCCTGCCGCTTCTGCAAGGCTAAATCCGCCTGCCCGGCGCTTCGCCAAAAGGCCGCCGAAGCAGTGGACTTCAAGCCCATTACCGAAGCGGGCGACGCGATCCCGATCATTCCGGAAGAAGCATTAAGTCCGGAGAAGCTCGGCCAAAATCTCGCGCTCGCCGATCTCCTGGAGCCCTGGATTGCCGCTGTCCGGGAAGAAGCCCATAAGCAAATGCTCGAAGGCGTCCATATCGACGGCTTCAAGTTAGTGCTCGGCCGCCCCGGCAATCGCCAGTGGACGAGCGCAGCAGAAGCCGAAGAACTGCTGAAAACCTTCAAGCTTAAGGAAAACGAGCGCTATAGCTACAAGGTCATCACGCCGACGGCTGCCGAGAAGCTCTACAAAGCGGGCCGCATCGGACAGCGCCAGTGGCCGAAGCTCGAGCAAATCATCACGCGAAGCGACCCCGCGCCTGTGGTCGCACCTGAAAGCGACAAGCGTCCCGCCTGGACACCTGCCGCACAACCTACCGATTTTCAACCTGTTAATTAAAAGGAGTTTTCAATGACTGCTATCAATATCTCCGGACGTCTGTCTTTCGAGCACATTTTCGTCGCCGATTCTTCCAACGGTTCTGCACCCGCCTACTCTGCCACCGTCCTGATCGATAAGAGCGATCAAGCCCAGATTCAGAAAATCCGTGACGAGATCCAGCGCGTCGCAACTGAAAAATGGAAGGACAAGGCTCCTGGCCTGCTCAAATCTCTGTACGCCACAGAAAAGCTCTGCCTGCGTGATGGTGACAACAAAGAATATGACGGCTACGCAGGGATGATGTACGTCACTTCCCGCAACAAAGCCCGTCCGACTGTAGTGGACCGCCGATGCAATCCAGTGACCGAGGCCGACGGCCTGGTTTATTCCGGCTGCTATGTGAACGCCCGCATCGAACTTTGGGCGCAGGACAACGCTAACGGCAAGCGCATCAACGCCAAACTCTTAGGCATCCAGTTCGTTCGCGACGGTGACGCCTTCGGTGCGGGTTCTGCTCCGGCTAAACCGACCGACTTCTCCGATCTCGGAGACGGTGACCCTGCTCCCGCTTCTGTTGGCGGGAATCCTTGGGACTAAGAATCTTTAGGACATGGCTCTACGGAGCCATGAGTTAAGGAGACTTAATATGAAAACACTCTGGGCAGACCTAGAAACATTCAGCCGCCGAGACATTAAAAACGGCACGCATCAATACGCAGAGGACTGTTATGTCCTGCTCTTTGGCTATGCAATCGATGACGAGCCCGCAAAGGTTTGGGATCTAACAGTCACGGAAACGATGCCAGAGGATCTCCGGGCAGCGCTCGCTGACCCGGAAGTAAATACCGTATGGCATAACGGAGCTAATTTCGACGTCCCTGTCTTGCGCAAGGCCAAAAACCTCCATGTCGACATCCCTTTCGAGCGCGTAGATGACTGTATGGTCAAAGCGTATTCCCACGGCCTGCCCGGTGCCCTGGGGACCCTGTCCGAGGTTTACGGCCTGCCCGTTGATCAGGCAAAAGACAAAGACGGCCGCCGCCTGGTGCTTAAGTTCTGCAAACCGAACTTTCAAGGCAAGATCGCCAGTCGCAAAACCGATCCGGAGGACTGGGCGAGATTTGTAAATTATTGCCGCCTGGACGTAGAGGCCATGCGCGTGATTTATAAAAAGCTCCCTTCCTGGAATTGGGGCCCGCGTGACCGCGCTCAGTTCGTGATCGATCAGCGCATTAACAATCGCGGTGCTTTGATGGACGTTGGGCTTGCGCATGCTGCTATCGACCTCTCCGAGCGCCTGCGCCTGGAGAATGCCGAGAAAACCCGCAAGCTCACTGGCGGCGAGGTTGAGGCCGCTACCCAGCGCGACGCCCTGCTGAAATACATTCTCTCAGAGTACAACGTCAAGCTCCCTGACCTCACACGCTCCACGATCGAGCGGCGGCTAGCCGACGAAAATATCCCTGAGCCCGTGAAAGAACTTCTCCGGGTCCGCCTGGCGTCCACTAAGACATCGACAGCTAAATACAAAAAGCTCATTGCCTGCGTGAATTCCGACAATCGCATGCGCGGATGTCTCCAGTTCCGCGGGGCGACGCGCACAGGCCGATATGCTGGGCGTCTCATGCAGTTGCAGAACCTCCCGCGCCCGACACTTCCGCAGTATGTCATTGACGCGGGTATCGAAGCGATTAAGGGCGGCTGGGCCGAGTACCTGGCTGAGCCGGGCGAATTGATGTCCTCTTGTTTGCGGTCCTGCATCATGGCCACGCCGGGCAAGCATTTAGTCGTGGCCGACCTCTCAAACATCGAGGGCCGCATGCTCGCCTGGCTTGCCGGAGAGACGTGGAAAATTCAAGCGTTCAGAGATTTCGACGCGGGCCACGGCCCTGATCTTTATAAGGCGACCTACGGCCGCACCTTCGGCATTCGTCCGGAGGACGTTACGAAGCATCAGCGACAGATTGGCAAAGTCATGGAGCTGGCTTTGGGCTATCAAGGCGGCGTCGGTGCGTTTTTGACGTTTGCGGCCGCTTATTCGATCAACCTGGACGAGCTTGCGAAACATGTCCGGGAAAATATCTCTTATAGCTATTGGGGCCAGGCTGAAGGCTCATACGAATGGTACAAAGAAAAGAAGTTGACCCACGGGCTCAAAAGAGACACGTTTATCGCCTGCGAAGCCGTCAAGTTGGCCTGGCGTGATGCGCACCCGGCAATACAAAAGTTTTGGGCCGATGTCGACAAGGCCGCAGTCTCCGCGCTCAAGGGCGTGCCCGCTAAAGCCGGCAAGGTTTGGTTCAGTAAAAACGGATCTTGGCTCCGTATGAAGTTGCCGAGCGGCCGCTTTATCTGCTATCCCGGCGCCCGCCTGGAGGATGGCGGAGTCGGCACCGGCACCTTCTCCTACATGGGGATCAACCAATATTCCCGTAAGTGGGAGCGCATTCCGACCTACTCTGGAAAAATCGTAGAAAACGCAACCCAGGCCGCGGCAGCAGACATCTTGATCGGCGCCATGGATTCAATCGAAAAGGCTGGATTTGAAATCGTCTTCTCAGTGCATGACGAATTTATCACTGAGGCCGACCTCTCTAAAGACAACACCGAGCTTGAAAAGCTCATGTCAACTCCGCCCAGTTGGGCACCTGACCTGCCGCTTGCGGCGGCGGGATTCACTTCACTTAGATACAAGAAAGATTAAGGAGAAGTAGTAAATGGACATCCTGATTATCGTTTTAATTGCGGTTATCGCCTTGGTAGCGCTCGCGCTGACGGGCCTCCTGAATAAGCTCGACAGTCTCACTTATCAGATCCTCCAGCTTCAGACCCGCGTCCGCCGCATGGAGAAAAAAGAGGAGAACCGATAATGACGCCCGAAGGCAAAGTCGTCGCGCTGATTAAAAAGCGCATCAAAGAGGCGGGCGGCGAGGTTCGTAAATGCTCCTGGGAGAACTGCCGGGGAGCGCCCGACCTGCTTGTCATGCTCCCGGGGATTCACGCCTGGATCGAAGCGAAGGCGCACAACGGCGCGCTCAGGCCTCATCAGGTCCGCGAGCATGCTCGGTTGCAGAATGCCGGATGCCAGGTCTACGTCGTATGCGGCGAGGATCAGGCCGAGTCCCTGGTGAGCCACCTGATCTCCGTCTCTCGCTCCGGAGTAGAGCAATATGCGTAAGTTCAACCCCTGGCCGTATCAAAAGCGAATGATCCAGTTCGCTCTGCAGCATCCCCGCTGCGGCCTCTTTGTTCCGATGGGCATGGGCAAGACAAGTGCTTCGCTTGCCATCATCGATGTGCTTAAAAACATATTCGAGGAAGGCCCGGCGCTCGTTATTGCGCCTCTGGCCGTTGCCCGAAACTCATGGCCGAGTGAGGTAAGGAAGTGGGAGGACTTTTGCCACTTGAAGGTCTCTCCGATCCTGGGGACGACAAAGGAGCGCATCAAGGCGCTGCACACTAAAGCCGATGTCTATGTCATTAACTATGACAATCTGCAGTGGCTGGATAATTACCTCACAAGCCATAACTACACGTGGCCCTTTCCTGTCGTTATCGCTGACGAATCCACGCGACTTAAAAGTTTCCGGACACGCCAGGGATCCAAACGAGCTAAAGCGCTCGCTAAGTTCTCGAACTTCTTTAAGCGATTCATTGCGCTCACAGGAACTCCGTCACCCAATGGGTTAAACGATCTTTGGGGGCAGTTGTGGTTTATCGATCACGGCGAGCGCCTGGGGAAAAGTTTCACAGCTTTCCATAACCGCTGGTTTAGACCTTTACAGGTTGGAGCCAATGCGGCCGCGGTTCAATGGGTCCCTCTGGAGTACGCACAGGAGCAGATTCAGAATGCCATTTCGGACGTCTGCTTGTCGATTAAAGCTGAGGATTATTTCGATTTAGACAAGCCGCATTTTGTGAACGTCGAAGTCGAATTGCCGGACGAGGCAAAGGCGCTGTATGACGACATGGAGCGGGAGCTCTTTGTCGAGCTGGCCAACGCCACGACGGTGGAAGCAGCTAACGCCGCGGCTAAAACGGTGAAGTGCCTCCAGCTCGCCAACGGTGCGATCTACACCGACGACACCCATAACTGGCAGGAGGTGCATACGGCCAAGCTCGACGCGCTCGCCTCCATTGTCGAGGAAGCTGCAGGCGAACCGCTCCTTGTGGCCTACCAATTTAAGACAGACCTTGCCCGCATTCTTGAGGCATTCCCAAAAGCCCGCGCCTTCGATAAACGTCCGGAGACAGTCGAGGCTTTCAACAACGGCGAGATTCCCATGCTCTTGGTGCATCCGGCAAGTGCGGGCCACGGCCTGAGCCTGCAGGACGGCTCCAGCAAGCTCGTGTTCTTTAGCCAGTGGTGGAATTTGGAAGAGTACCTCCAGGTGATTGAGCGTATCGGCCCGATGCGCCAAATGCAGGCCGGCCACCCGCGAGTCGTCACGGTCTATCAGATCCTGGCAAAGGACACGATCGACTATGTGGCCCTGGCGAAAAAACGATCTAAGCGGGAAGTTCAGGACATGCTGCTGGACTACCTAAGAAACAAAGGAGAGAAAAATGAACCTTCTCGATCAAAGGATTAGGACGTTCGCTTCTCAAGGTCTGAGCCCGTATGAGATTGAGGAAAAGCTCGGACTTCAGCACTACACCATTCACATCAAGTACCACCAAGCTCTTATGAACGGGTACGCCACGGCTCCTGCCTCGGGTCAAGCCCGTACGCTAAGCGCTGAGGAGAAGGCGGCGCCCCAACGCACTGTCCGGGAGTTCCTGGCCGCCATTCAGATTGTGGACGAACAAAGAAACAGAGACGGAAGCCGCGGCGTCAATGAGATTTCCCCGACCGCCCGCGCCGTCCTTAACCAAAGAACTTATAGGAGACCCGGCTATGCCAACATCCAAGAAACGCAGACAACGGATTGAAGAGACCCTGCCTGAGTGGTGCTTAAGAAGAAAGGGCCTGCCGTACTCGGCAAAGATTCTGCTCTACTTCTTCCTCTATAACATCAACCTCAGAGGACGGGTGACGCTCACCCGACTGCAAGAAGTATCAGGGCTCGCCTACGAGACATTGAGACGCGCTCTTATGGCCCTGAAACTCGAAGGGATTATTAACCAAGAACTCATAGGTTCCAGCCGCC